AGCCAGCCGATTATAAAAAGGCTGGTTAAAAAATACTGTAACTTTCTAGTCAACTAGGTATCTCCTAAGTAATGCAATATTTTTGCTTACTTAGTAATTATAGCAGAATGTTAGTTTAAATTACTTAGGATTATCTGTTTTATAAAAGCCATTGCCTTTAAACTGTATACCAAATGGGCTAAAGTGTCTTATCATTTCCGCTTCACATTCTTCACATTGGTATCCTGGATCATCTTCAGATATAGAGCGTGTAACAGATAGCAATGCGTGTGATTCATCTAACTTACATTTATATTCGTATACTGGCATTATTTTCTACCCCACTGTATCTTGTTCCAACCACGCTCATGTGCATAATATATAAATACCTTAACTACCGTTTCCCAAAAGGCTATGGCACCTGAAAGTGTGGCATTTCCAGTTATAACATAAGCAACAACAAATGAAGAAAGTGTTCCCCAGATTCTATAACTCAGCGCCTTAGTAAAAGACCTAGCTTTTGTTACCGTCATTTTTGTCCCGTTCAAAATAAAGCTGGGCCTCTTTGTCTGCCCAATCGTTAGCTAAAAATAAATTAAATACCCATTTCTTTACGTTTTTGAGTAGCTGAAATAGCATGAATGTCTGCCCCCAAATCTACTTGCTCAATCTTATATCCTACATCACGACCATAAACAATGTTAGTAATGTTAGGTAGTCTTAATACCAATGCCCCATCCATAAATTCATCCTTGGCAATATATTCTTTTACCTGATCAAACTTAAGTGGATCTTTAGCACTTGTGTTATATGTATTTCGGACTCCTAGAAGCACCTGGTTTGTTCTCTTGCCTGCCTCTTTGTAAAGTGCATGGTGTCCTTCATGCCATGGCTGATATCTTCCAAGCATCAGAGTAGTTGGTGCAGACCAGTCATGTAGCTTGAACTCTTCAATAATTACAGAAGCTTTTTCATTTGGATCTAGTCTGTGATTCATAAACATCCAACTAAATTTTGTTGGCTTTACAAACATTTTATTGGTATCTTCAAATCTTCCTTCTTCAATTGTATCCATAAAAATTAAAATGTCTGGCTCACCAAAAGCGTGTCTGGTTGCTTCTGTTGGGCATACAAAATCTACAATTACTGGTGCAACACCCTGCTGTGCAATGAGCTTTGCCATTGCCCCAAGTCTTCTTGCTTGCTCAAGTCTGTCGTCTGGAGCAAATCCGAGATCAGAATTTACAGTAGCTCTGACCTCATCAGCATTTAAATGAATAGCATTAATTCTTTCTTTTAACGCCTTAGCTAATTCAGTTTTTCCAGATCCAGGAAGTCCAATAATTTGGATAATCATGTTTACTACTTTCTTTTATAGTTTGCTCTTGCTTTTGCAAGTGCATCAAAGTCTTTTACTTTGGTATCTCCAAGGTAGCCCCATGCGTGTCCAGCCTTAATCATTTCTTCGTTAATTGATGTTTCTGATCCATCTAAAAACACCCAGCCCAATATTCTTCCATATTTTTCTGAGCTGTCCATCTTTTCTGTTTTAATCACAACAGTTTTCGCTGAATCAATCGCACTCTTTAAAAATGCTTTTGCTTCTAGCCCTAAAGCTTTTTCTACTTTATCTGTAGTTCTAGATTCTGGAGTATCTATTCCAGCCAATCTAACTCTAGATGTAAACGATATATCAAAACCTAAGTCTATGTCTACGTCAATTGTATCTCCGTCTACAACTTTAGACACCTTTTTTACATAGTATTCAAACATTTTTATTCGCCAGGATTCTGATACAGATATGCTGATGTTACAAATCTTTCTCCTGAGATAAGAGTTTTAACTCCGTGTTCCGACATGCTAGGGAACACCAATACAGAGCCAGACTCTGGCTTTATAGTTAAATCTAAATCAGGGAACTCTAATTCTCCACCTTCAAAGTCTTCATTAAACCATAGAAGAGCTGTAAAGGAAGGAACAATACCTACTCCTCCGTCTCCATGAGGAAGCATAAATGATCCTGCTGTATATTTTCTTACTAATATATTTTTTTGTTCCAACCAAGTTCTTTCTGGCATTTGCTTTACATCTATGTTATCTTCGACTGGAGATGTAATATTTAAAGAGAGTCTGTCTCTATTTTGCTCAACATAGTCCTCGAATACATTTTTAAATATGTTGATTACTTCAGCATAATTATTGGTATCTGGCCAAAGATTAGTTGCAGATCCTTTGATACCACTATGGCATTCAGTGCCATCTGGGTTTAATCCGTTTGTATAATCCCACCAATTGTTTTGGCCTTTTATATGCTCTAGTAATTCAGAAATGTTTGGATGTACATCCTTGTAAAACCAAATGTTTTCTGTCAGCTTAACGTGGTTCATTTTTTCTCCCTTAAATAATTAAACAAAAATTTATAACTACCCGATTAGGGCATGCATAATACTATTATACTATAAAACTCTACTGCCAGACTCATGAAGAGATTGTGGGGAAACCTCTATATATTCAACCGTATCCCTAAGACCCTTAATTGTGTCTGCCCCAGAATAAGTAAATGCACTTCTAATGTTATTTAGAATATTATATATGCCTTCAAGGGCAGGTCCTTTGCTTGGAACTTCTCCAGTAACCCCCTCAATACTAATTACGGGGTTACTTTCAGCATTAAATCCTTCTTGCTTAAATATATACTCTTTAGATGCTAGACCGCTTAAATAATATTTACCGTTTTGCGAATGGCACTCGTCATGACCAGCAAGCATAGAGCCAAGCATAACAGCACTTGCTCCTGCAGCTAGGGCCTTTACTATATCACCAGAGTTCTTAATTCCACCATCAGCAATAATACCGTTTACTGGATCGTCTTTGACATTCTCATATATATTCATAACAGAAGAAAGTGTTGGCGCACCAAAACCTGTCATGAGTCTTGTTGTGCATGCTGCTCCCCCACCAATTCCTACACGGACTGAGTCTGCACCTGCATCCATTAGCATTTTATAGGCGCCATACGAAGATACGTTACCACACATAATATGTGTTGAAGACGGAACTATAGATCTTAAATGAGCTATGCCATCAGCGATAAGCTGTAAATGTCCATTAGCAGTATCAATCAATATGATTTTAATTCCCCTAGCAACAATTTTACTTATTGCATATTTGTCATATATATCTTCAAATGTTATTGTGACACCGATTCTATTGCGATGTATATCACAAGAAGTCTTTATTTTATCTTCAATGTTTTCTGACCTACATGTCATTCCAATTGATGCAGCTTCTGATATAGCCTTCAACATATCAAAGCTAGATATCGAATCCATTGGTGCTGAAATTATTGGATTGTACAATTCTAGTACACCATCTGGATTATTTGGGTTTCCAATTTTTGTACGCAAGTCTATGCTAGATCTGCTTAAAATTGGAGAAGAGTCTTGAGGAAGCAATAATATGTCATCAAAACACAAGCCATTAATGGAAGTATTTTTTATAATTTTTTTACTTCTTCTTTGTAGTTGGCTTTGCTTCTGTCTTTACCGCAGCCTTTTTAGCGGCTGGCTTGTCTGACTTTGGCTTAATTGCCTGGCCAAACGCTGGACGCCCAAATCCTACAATGAATACTGGCTGGCTTTTACGAAGCTTTGAACCATTCTTCTTTTTGTATGCACGATTTTTTAGGCAAGCCTCTCCGCCATTGCGTTGATCTCCCTTTTTATCTGGGCTAGTGTTTCCTTCTACAACATCCACAGTTCCATCTGTATTAACTGCAGTTACAATTCCTACGTGAGAAATTCTATCGACGCCATCATTTGGAAAATCAAAATAAACTATGTCTCCAACTGCTGGTGTTGCTGCCTCTACTGGCTGCCATGTTCCAGCCTTAATAAACGCTTGTGCTCCTGCTGGAGTGTAAACTGTGTTAGGAACTTTTACACCAGCCTCATTTGCACACCACATAACAAAGCTTCCACACCAAGGTTGGAAGTTAGACTTTGTAAATTTACCGTACTTTGTTTCGTTATCTTTTGGGCCTTCGATATATCCAATTTCGCCTAATGCTACTTCTACTAATCTTGCTGCTGATCCTTGTACTGCTGTCATTTTATTCTCCCTAGTCCTTTAATGATTTCCATGGATTTGGTGGTAATTTAAGACTTGACTCTAAGTACCAATTCCATTCTTTATGTTTCTTAGTTGCTGCATTCAAATGTTCAAGTAATGCAAATTCTTTTTGTATAAAAGCCTGCTCTGACAAAACCTTTAAGTCCTCAATAATTTTTTTATTGATAGGGACCAAATGCATCGCCATTTCAACTCCACAGTATGTATCTGGCTTTACGTTACCAAGTGTCTGGTGATATGAAAATTCTTCTAGAGTGTATGGAGCTTCTTCTCCAAGTCTTCTAAGCCATAAAGAAGTTTCTAGCAATAGTTCATCAGAAGATAAATAAATTTCTTTATACACTGTCTGAGACTGTCTCATCAACACAGATTCGGTATTTAGCCAAAACCCTTTAACCAAATTAGTAAAAATAACAGAATTTGCTTGGAATGTCTTGAGCGAGCTAATTAAATGTTTCATAATCTCAGTATACCATTTCTTGTAAAGAATTGCTAGTGCCCTTGGCAGGAGTCGAACCTGCGACAAATCGGGTAGAAACCGAGTGCTCTGTCCTCTGAGCTACAAAGGCCTAGTGTGCCAGGTAGGACTTGAACCTACGATTACCGAATTATGAGTTCGGGGCTTTAACCAACTAAGCTACTGGCACCTAAACCTAATTCTACTATATTAGTGCTAGTTGTCAATAGCGGATTCGACTATTGACTGCACATACTCAGAAAAATGTTTCCTTACACTTCCAGCAGGCTTTGACCCATATGAATCCCAAATTCTTTTATATTCAATTACATTGTAGTATGTTGTTGGACATAGAAGTATACCATCGTACTCTTTAAATGAAGTTGGAAGAGGCACATGCTTTGTGCAGCACTTACATTCTTTTGCTTTTTCTTGATACTCGCTCATATTATCTCCATGTTTTCAATTGATCTTGCTAAACTTTCTGGCATTCTTGGTGCCCGAATCATATTTTGTACATACTCAACTTCTGCATCTGAATTGGCAAAGTCGTTATCGTAGCTCATTGACTCATAATCATGAATCTTTATTTCCTCGTCACGTCGCATACGGGTTCTGCTAATTGAATTGTACACGGCTCCACAAACAGCATCTGCTAAATCCTTAGAGCCTTTTCTTGGGTGATCCACCTTATCTCTCATAATTCTTAGCTGCAATAATTCATCAATAAGTAAAGGTATGTGTGGCCCAGAAAGTCTTTCTTCTAACACAACCATCGCCATATCATCATAATGTTTTTTTGCTACCGACAAAATTTCAGTATTAATACCATACTGCTTTAATTGCTGCATCATATCATGTGAGTTCCATCGGTCAAATGTGCACATCTTTATATTAAAGCCTCTAGTTCTAAGTGCCAGTATGTAATCTTTTACCTCAGAAAAATCTACTGACTTGTCTGGAGTTGGAGTCCAAAATCTAACTGCATCGATTTCTACTATTGGTGCAGGCTGCGAATATGTGTCTGTTACTTTTACTTCTACCCATTTATTAACGTGACCCATAGCTACTGCACAGTGGTCGTGTTTTTGCGCCAAGTCTACGTGAATAAAATAATCTTTATCTGGCTCTGGTTTAAACCATTCCTCTAATCTTCCAAAATTATCAACTGCCAGATGAGCTTTATTAAATGCCTTTTCAATTTTTTCTCTAGACTTAAAAAATGCATCTACAGCATCGGATGGCATGCAAGCAAATCTTCCAAGTGCGTCTGCTGGATTTTTGTGAAATGCAACAGTAAAATCTGTTATTTTTTTAGTTGGGTTTACTTCCCATGTTGGTCTCTTTAATGCAAATACTCTGGGGTATACGTATGATATTATATGGTCTTCTTCCCATGCAACTTCAAACTCGTTGCCTTCTGTGCCATCTGGAAGATCTTGGTCCAACTTTAGTATTTCGGTTCTAATTATAGTTTCTTTTTCGGCTATAACAGATTGATAAAATTTTTGTATTGGGTCGTTCTTAAATCGTGGGAATGACAATAGAATGACTTTACCAAAATCTGGGAATCGTGAATCTACTGATGCACGGTACATATCATATATTGCATCAGCCGTTTTTGCTTGGTCGTGCCCGCTAGTATTCTCTGTAGCAAAGCCTGAAATTTCATCAAGTATAACAACTAAAACGTTATACCCTTCCCAGGCCTCTCTTTCAGAGTGACCTGAATGCACTGTAATTGATTTATCAAATTTAATTTCTGAAGCTTTATCAGTATATTTACCAGCAAACCAAGGAGATACCTCGATTCTCATCTTAAAGCCTTTAAAAAAAACGTTGTTGGCTTGTTGAGCATTGATAGCAATGTTTAAAATGTCTATAGCATCTCTAGGTGGTTTACCATAATATGCTGCTGGATCTTTTAAGCACAACAAGAGGTAGACGATATAGGCAACAGCAATCGTTGAAGAGTAATCTTTTCCAGATCCTTTTCCTAGCTGTGCAATTACTTCAACGCATGTTTGTTTAAACATTTTTTTGCCAAGATCTTCGCCGTACAGCTTTATAAGAGTAGACTCTTTATATATCTGAGAGCTTCTTGCAATTAAAGTGTATTGGTTTTCTGAAAGTGGTGGCAATCCAAGATAGTCTGGGCTAGTTACAAAAGTTTGCAGATCAACTGGTCGCTCTTCAAACTCATCACCATCTAGTATCTCTATAAATTCAGAAAAATCCAATGACATGCTAAGCCTCTTGCGATATAACTATAGGCTCTACGATCCCAGTGATTTGAGATAGTCTTTTTGCAACCTCTATTTTGCAATGATTACAGCTTGATGTAACCTCTTTTAAAATGCCAACTAGCATCTCTTGCTTTCTTTCATTTTCTAATATCTGTGACGCCATCTCATTATTTTCAAGTACGCCGACTGCCTGTAGCATACCTATTCTTTTTGATTCTATGTCAGCGATTAACTTTAAAGTTCCTGATTTTACGCTAAGCTGCCCTTGTGTGTCTGCATCTTCTACAGTCTTCCACGCTTCTTTAATTAGAATATCATAGTGTTGATCAGCACCCATTAATGCTTCTCTGGCACGGTCTCTAACATTAGTGTCATTATGAACTACAGATTTCCATTCATCAATATAGCCAAGGACATCTTTTCTGGTCATTCCAGTTATGGTGGCTATTTGAGTGGCAGAGTTTCCTTTAAGTAGCTCTGAAACAACTTTGTTCATTTTGTCAAAGTGTACGGATGGCTCTATTTCTGTCATTAAATAAGTATACTTCTAGTCAACTAAAATGTCAATTAGCGCTTAATCTTTAGCCCAAATTTATCTATATGCCTTTGGATTGTCATAGCCGACACACCACATTCTTTTGCTATTTCAACTATGTTCTTTTTTTGGATCACATATCTGTTGTGAAGCCAGGCCTTGTCTTGATACAATTTCATCTTTTTGTGAGCTCTTTATTTGCGTAATGGGCTATGCCAAATGAGTCTGCGACATCAAAATCTGATATGGACAGGCTATATTTTTTGTTAAAATAATCTGCAGTTCTTTGCTTTCTCATATTCCTTAGTTGGTTCTTATACCATGAGTCTGCATACCCTGGATTAGCTAATCTTATCCCCGCCTTTTCTTCCTTTGTTGGATTCTTATTGCCAATATATGCCTGCCATGAAGTTGGAGATATGGTTATAACTTTTGCACCAGTTGACATAAGCTCTGCAATCACAACCCCATACACATAAGAAAGCTTTATGACTGCATCGGCTGATCTTACTAATACTGCGCCTTCAACTGCAATATAGTCTGCCTGTAATTCATCTAGCATTACACTCATTTTTACCTTTGCATCATATATTTTTTCGTATATGTCATTGCCAGATAAATTTATCTTGCCCCATTTTAATGGAATGTCATTTTCCATTAAACAAAATGCAATTGAGTTTGTAGATGCATCTATACCAAGAACCTTGGAAGCTTTAGTTTTTACTAGGCTAGCCAATGTCATCTATTATTTCCATTAATGTATTTTTATTTTTAGTGTGCTTAGATTTTATGCATTTAGCGCAATACACTTCTGAATTGTATCGGCTTAAAAATCCTGGACAACCCTTACATTTTCTTGGCGCTCCATTTTTAATTGCTTTCTTTTCATAATATTTTTCCATAATTCTTTTGTTTGTTGCAACCCTGCAGCATTCATCAGAACAATATTTTTGATTATGAGTCTTTGACTCAAAGTCTTTGGCACACTCAGAATTTAAACAAATCATTATTTAACAACCTTCATTAAATCAATTTCTACTGTTCCAGGATTAGATCCTTTTGCCCAACATTCCTTCTTGACTGGACAATATGTACATGGAAGCTTATATTTAGTAGCGCCTTCTGGTCGTTTTGGAAGGTCTCCTTCTTTGAAATTATCCCAGACATCTCTCATCCACTGAAAAGCGTCTTCGATGATTGCTTTATTTTTATCGTTCATAGAAATTGGAATTATTAATATCTCTTGAGTATTTTTGTTTTCGTACAGGAAGAATCCCTCTTTGGCATTTTTTA